ATCCCTAGTCGATAGCTAAGTTCCCACTCTCGTCCCATGTAAGCATAGATACCAATGAGGAAGTGGAAAGTGACGAGTTGGAATGGACCGCCGTTGTACAGCCATTCATCAAGTGAAGCAGCTTCCCAAATTGGGTAGAAGTGTAGTCCGATGGCATTGCTGCTCGGAACGACGGCTCCTGATATAATGTTGTTTCCATACAACAAGGAGCCTGCGACGGGTTCGCGGATTCCATCAATGTCAACAGGTGGTGCGGCAACGAATGCCAGAATAAAACAAATGGTAGCGGCTAGGAGACACGGAATCATCAGCACTCCAAACCAACCCACATACAAACGGTTGTTAGTAGAAGTCACCCAGTCACAAAACTGATCCCAAGATGACTCCCTTTTAAGTGCAATAGTTGCGGTCATTAGTTTGATTTAAAAGTACAAGTTGCCTCCCTCCCACCACAATGAGAGTTAGAATTTATACTTCAGACCGGCTTTAGTACCGTAAGAGTTAACAGTGTCAGCAGCGAAACTGATTTCACCGTAAATATCAAGCTTCTTACTTGCAGCAACCGAACCACCAGTCTTACCAGTGAACTTGGTCTCTGCTTCACCGCCATCAGGCGAGATCACAGAAGGACCAGCTTGGATGTAATAGCCAAGCACACCAGAGGAACCTTCGACACCGACATGGAAATCAGTAGTGGTACCAGAGTAGTCAGAACCGGTGAAGCCAGAGTTAGCTTCAACGTTCACGTAAGGACCAGCCATAGCAGGAGCAGCGGCGATCAGGGTTGCGGGGAGGATAGCAAGGAATTTCATTTCTTAATTTTGAGATTAGACTTAGCAGTTTTAGCGGCGCGTTTAAAGTTAGCAGCCGTGGGTGCGCCTTTAGCCCCAGGCTTTCTCATTTTTTCACCACTGCCAGCAGCAATACGTTTGCGCTTGGCGTGGATGTTTTCGTAGAGACCAGGCTTAGCCATAGCTATTGCCACCTTTTTTCTTTTTAGCGAGAGGAAGCTGGGGACCAGTCCTCTTCATAAAAGCATCTCGTTCGTTAGGGTTGTCAGTACCCTTACCTTTGTTGTAAATCTTTGCACCTTTGTTTACTTTTTTGTGACCAGCAGGGTCAATCGGGTGATTGAAACTGCCTGCTACAAAGTTGCTATTAAAAGCTTTTGAATCTACTTTCTTTTTCATTTTCTTTTTTTAGATTTACCAGCTTTGCTGAGTGCAATAGCTACTGCCTGCTTTTGAGGGTAGCCTTCACTTTTCAGTTTTGAAACGTTAGCAGAAACTGCTTTTTGAGACTTACCCTTCTTAAGAGGCATTACCAAATACCAGGAATAATTTGTCCAGTCAGCGCGTAAGCGCCAAGAGCAGCCACGATGCCAAGCATAGCAAGGCGACCGTTGAGCTGCTCAGCTCGTTCGTTGTGGGGAACACCGTAGGGATGGTCAGAATAATTAAAATTTAAGATCAGAACGGGCAAGCTTTTGCATGATGGCATCACGGTAAGCAGGGTCTCGATCATATTGTGGATCGGACATTGCCCGTACCACCTCTGCTTGACTTTTAAATGTGTCAGCAGGGGCAGCAGCTTTACCTTGAATCATTTTACCTTCGTAACCATTTGCGTCTGTGTAACGTGCTTGAAGACCAGCGAGTGCCAAGTTGATAGCAGCAACATTACCGGAATCAACAACGTTATCAAAGGCTTGAATCTCAGCTTCGGTGAAGTTTTGTGCTGCCCAACCAACAAGTTGTTGATAAGCAGCTTCACCGCCTACAGAGTTTTGGATGCTGTTGATATCTCCTTGTGACAACTCAACAGCTTGAGGTGCATCCATTGCAGGAAGACTTGCTTCATATTCGAAGTAAGCTTGAATGAGTTCTTTAGATGACATCTGCTCAAACTGAGCAAGTGTCTCAGCACTCAGTTCACCTTTCGACTCATATTCTTCTGCAGCCCTACTAATGGCTTCGATTTGCGTAGAATACTCAGTTGGTTCTTGCTGATCTTCAGCTTCTGATTCTTGCGTTTCTTCTTCTTGTCCATCACGTGAACCAAGTTTCTTTTCGAGTTCGATGTAAGCTTTCTCAAGCTCTTGTGCATCTTTATACTTTCCAGCCAACCGAGCATTAGCTTGGTTGATCATCTCTTCTCCAATAGCCAGAGACTCAGCTTCGTCGGATTCAATAGCACCGACAATTTCGGGATCACCAGCTGGATCGTAAGATAAAATTTCTGCCATAGTTATTGCATTGGTGGAATGACTTCCTCACCCATTACCGCGTTGACAGTTTCACCTGCCATTGGGTTTTTGGATGGATCAGCCAAGGGTGATTTAAGAAGTTGTCCAGCTTGCTGTGTCAGCATTTGATCTTCTTGTTGCTGAGCAGCAGCTTGCCGTTCTTGTTGGATCTCTTCCATAGACTTCACAAGGTTCAGTACGTCGATACCTTGTGCAGCTGCCAGACGTTTGATGGCTTCATCAGCGTTGATGTATTGCATCAGTGCCTCAGGTCCAAGAGTCTGGGCAATAGTCATGATGAAGGAAGTGAGAGACTCACGATCTTGACCACGACCAAGAGCATTGATTCCTGCAACAATAGTAGGATTAACCAGATCCTTAGGAATTTTTGGTAGTTGTCCACTGCGC